ATAACTTTATGCCCCATGAACCATTGTTCGGGTAGTCCTTCGAAACTATCAAACCCATGAAACGTAACTTTTTTGTTCAGACTTGCTAAATAATTTATAGATTTACCTTCATACACACCAAACTCAACATAATGACCTTTTGGGTTTTGAATATTTTGCATACAAAATTGATATTCCATGATTCGATGATCTAAAAGAACCATCGGCTGGTACAAAAACTCTTCTGGATTCATAAAGCGCATTGTAAACAAACACTTGCATATTGTCAAATCCTTGTTTATATTGATAACACCAGTTGAATCCACTTAGTTTTATCCTAATAAACTAGGTTTAGAAGCTTCACTCGTCTCCTACAGCTTTGGACTTCTGGTATTTGCAAAGAAGGGAGTGATAGTTGTGGGTTATTGTCCTCCCTTCAAAGATTTAAGACTATGACAAAGAAAAAAGTACATATTCTCTACGGTAATATGACAGAAGAAGAGTTAATTAACTTGTATAAAGTTAAAAGAAAGGCGAGAATATATAAAGGAGGAGAAGAATTAAAAGAAATACAAGCTGAATTAGAGCGCAGAAGACTAAGAAGGCTACAAAAAACCAACCCAGAGGAGTATGAAAAGAGAATGTTAGAAAAACCAGAAGACAATAATGTAAAAATTCCTACATTTCGTGGACTAACAGCTATGCAAGAAAAATTTTGCATAGAATTTGCGGGACATGGGGACGAAGTTAAAGCATATTTAGCGGCAGGCTACCAACCAGATAAGAATGATGCACGAACTAGAGCTAAAGCTAGAGTTATTATGAAAAATGAAAAGGTTATGGAGCGAATTAAAGAGTATCAGGACGAAGCCATAACTAAAATTACGTGGACAAAGGAAAAAGTTCTAGAAAGACTAGCAAAAGTTTACAACGAAGCCATGCAAGACAGTGATTTTACAAATGCTAATAAATCTATGGAGCATATTGCTAAACATTTAGGCATGTTTGTGGATAAAGTAGAGCAAACTGTAAAAACAACTGGATTTGAGAGCGGTGATAAGAAGAAAGACGTAGAAAGATTAGTTAAGATAGCTGGTCTAAAGGTTGTATCGTCAAACAATGAACCTAAAAAGTAATGAATCTATAAGCGACGAAGATATTGCTAAGCTTCGTCACCTTGCTTTCCAAAATGTCCGTGATAATTTCTCGGGATTCATAGAAGCCTTTGCTCCAAAACTTGTCGCTGACTTTAAAATGGGCAAACACATAGATGTTATTAGTAAAAAACTACAACAAGTCGAAGAGGGTTCTATTAAAAGATTAATGGTGTTCTTACCACCACGTAGTTCTAAATCTTTAATTTGCTCTAAACTATTTCCTGCTTGGTATCTAGGTCGCCACCCCAATCACGAGATATTATCCGTATCACACAGCGATCAACTAGCCTCTGACTTTGGTAGAAGTGTAAGAGATGTAGTGAATGATCAAGACTATCAGTCAATCTTTGAGGGAGTTAAGTTAAGGTCCGATGTTAGGGCTGCCGGTAAGTGGCAAACAAATAAGAACGGTGTATATGTGGCAGCAGGTGTGCGAACACAGATAGCTGGTCGTGGTGCACATGTAGCTTTACTAGATGACGTGATGTCAGAGGAAGATGCATTTAGTGAAGCGGGTAGAAGATATATTAAAGAATGGTATCCGGCAGGTTTACGAACTAGACTTATGCCAAATGGTTCTATTGTTATTATTAACACACGGTATCACGAGGACGATATTTGTGGTTGGTTATTATCAAGTCAAGGTGATGGCACAGATAAAGCTATGAACTGGGAAGTCATAAGAATACCAGCATGGGTTGACGATAGTAGCAGTAAAATTCTTAACTTACCGGTTGGTGAATCATATTTTCCAGAATGGAAACCAAAAGAAATATTAGAAAACGATGAAGCAGAGATTCGTAGACACAACGGTTCACGATACTGGGAATCATTGTATATGCAGAACCCAGTGCCGGACGAAGGCGGTATTCTTAAAAAGTCATGGTTTAGAATCTGGGACGAAGAAGAACCACCACAATGTGATTTTATAATACAAACTATGGATACAGCATTTTCAACAAGAACAACAGCAGATTATAGTGTAATTCAGACTTGGGGTATATTTGTAACAACTGAAACAGACAGCGAAGGAGTTGAACGAGATATCGGTAATTTAGTTTTATTAGGCAATGTTCGGGGTCGGTTTGAATATCCCGAGCTACGAAGTAATGCACAAGATGCATTTGATGAACACGATCCAGACATTATAATAATAGAGAAGAAAGCCAGTGGGCAATCGTTAATACAAGATTTACGTCGAGCAGGATTACCAATACTTGAGTATACGCCTGATCGTGATAAAGTAGCGAGAGCCTATGCTGCCTCACCCTTGGTAGAATCGGGTCGAGTATGGTTGCCAAATAAACTGTGGGCACAAACATTATTTGATGAAGCCGTCAGTTTTCCGAATGCGGCACACGATGACCAAGTGGATGCGATGGTAATGGCGATACACTATATGAAAGATTCTTGGCACTTGCAACATCCCCATGATCCGTATTATAGTGATAATGACAATACTTATAAAAAAAATAAGGCAACCTACTGGAAGGTATCTAATTAATTATGGCAATAGAAAAAAATCCCAATGACATAAGCGCACCAATTGACGTAGCCAAAGAGAAGGTTAATACTCAGTCTCAAGTGCTTGGTGTTGATATAAACATTAATGAAGAACAAGAAGAAGACTTAGCTGTCAACGTAGACCCAACAACGGGTGAAGTCGAGATGGCTTTAAATGAAGACAGTGGTAAAATGTTAGCCTCTATAAGTGAGGACTTTTATATGAACCTTGCTGATTTAATGGAAGAGGATCAGCTTGAAGAAATATCCAGCACAGTTTTAGATAACTATCAATCAGACAAAGAATCAAGAGAAGAGTGGGAGCAAACATTTGAACGAGGCTTTGATTTACTTGGACTAAAACTAGAGGAAACAACAGAACCGTTTGACGGTGCGTGCACAGCAACTCATCCATTAATTATTGAGAATGCAGTTAAGTTTCAATCAAAGGCATCACAAGAATTATTTCCTAGTAAAGGACCAGTCAAAACTCAAATAGTTGGTGCATCAAATCCAGAGAAAGAAAAACAGGCGCAACGTGTAAAAGATTTCATGAACTATCAACTCACCGAAGAGATGCCGGAGTATTTCGATGAGTTTGAGAAAATGTTATTTCATCTACCTTTAATCGGCACAGCTGTTAAAAAAGTCTATTATGATGAAACATTAGGCAGACCGATATCAGAGTTTATTCCTATTGACCAGTTTCACGTATCTAATTTAATATCTGATCTACGTCGTGCTGATAGATACACTCACGTTATTTATCGTAGTGAAAATGATTTACGAAAAGATATGGATGCGGGTATGTATAGTGAAATTGATCTTGGCGATCCAGAGCAAACTGAAAGAGGTAACATTACATCTAAAGCAGAACAGATTATGGGACTATCAGCGTATGATGAGAACCCATATGATCCAAGCTACCAACTCCTTGAACAACATCTGTATTTAGATTTACCTGAACCTTTCAACAGTCCTACTGGTGTAGCCTATCCATACATTGTTACGGTTGATAAAAGTTCAAAAAAAGTTTTAAGTATTCGTCGTAATTGGAATGATGGTGATTCACGTTTTGTAAAAAGAGAACACTTTGTTAGCTACAAGTTTGTACCTGGTTTTGGTTTTTATGGTTTAGGTTTAATACATTTTCTAGGTAATCTAACAATGTCAGCAACAGCGGCTATGAGAGCATTGATTGATGCTGGTCAGTTTTCTAATTTACCAGGTGGATTTAAAGCTAGAGGTGTCAGAGTTGTCGGGGATAACTCTCCGATAATGCCGGGGGAGTTTCGGGACGTAGAGTCAACGGGTTTAGATTTGGGCAAATCCATAGTTCCTCTTCCCTATAAAGAACCGTCTCAGACTCTTTATCAAATGCTAGGCTTTGTAGCCACTGCCGGCCAGAAATTTGCTGACACGACAGATCAAGTAGTGTCTGATGCAACGAATTATGGACCGGTTGGCACGACATTAGCATTATTAGAAGCATCGGGTAAGTTTTTTTCAGCAATTCACAAACGACTCCACAAGTCTCAAAGAGACGAGTTTAAAATATTAGCAAGAATAAACAATGAGTTTTTACCAACAGCTTATCCTTATGACATTATAGGACAGTCTGCCGAGATATTCAAGCAAGACTTTGACGGACGTGTCGATGTGGTTCCGGTTAGTGATCCTAATATCCCATCGAACTCACACAGACTCGCCCAAGCTCAGCTGATGTTACAGTTAGCTTCGCAGTCACCACCAGGAACTTTCAATATGCCAGAGATAAACAAAGCGGTACTTGCTGCGGCTAATGTTGATAATCCTGATAGGTTCATTAATGCGCCCCAACAGGCTATGCAACAAGATCCACTTGCTGATATTATGTCAGCTACACGTGGACAGCCGATCAAAGCTTTTCCAGGACAAGACCACGATGCGCACATCGCCGTGAAAACCGCTTACGTGCAAGACCCGCTCAATGGTGCCAACCCGATTATGAAACAGGTAGAGCCAGTCTTATTAGCAAACATTCGTGAACATATGGTTCTACGATTCCAAGAACAGATGGGTGGACTCATGAAAGCGCAAGAGGGTCAAGTAGATCAAGGCGCTAGTCTGACTATGATCATGGCTGAAAGTGCTAAACAAATATTAACAGCAAACCAGTTAGCAGCTCGAGGTGGATTAGATAGCATTGAGCAACAAAACTTAAACATTCAAAAACAAGCTATTGAAAATAAAAAAGAACTAGAATTAAAAGATTTACAACTTAAAGAAAAAGAGATAAAAATAGATGCTATGGTTGAAGCGGCAAAGCTTGATGAAAAGAAAAAATCGGATACTGAAAACGTAACAGCAAAAGTTGTTATGGATTTATTAAAGATGATGGATAAGGATAAGATGATGATAGCAACAGACAATCAACAAAACTTATCAGCAGGAGGACCAGCGATGGCTGCCGATATGTTAAAGATGGCAGCTAATCAAGCCGCATCCGTTGGAAAACCAGATCCTACAATACCACCAGTGGCTAATCCCGTTATAATGCCAAAAGAAGAAGAGAAGGAGGACGAGGGTTTACCATTAAATTTTTTAGAACAAGCCAAGATGGCGCAACAAATACCGACACAACAGACAACCGTACAGGAGGAACCAATGTCAGCTGAAGACAAAAAATTATTAAAAGACGTTCGTAATATAAATTTAAAAAGATTTAACTTAGACAGTATAGATGGGGGCCAAGTAGGCGCTGAAAAAAAAATTGTCAACATGGGCAATTACATTAAAGATGTAGAAAGCGACAATAATCCCATGGCTAAGAACCCTACGTCAAGTGCGGCAGGTCTATATCAGTTTACAAAAGGTGCACTAAAGACTGCGGTTAACCGATTAAAAAATACAGTAGGCAAAGATAATTTGCCAAGTTGGGCAGAAGAAGCAGCCAAACATGGTGATGCCACAAAACTAGATCCGTTAAAACAACAGATACTTTTTGAAGCCGACATGTTTCAAAAGAAAGGCTCAGACAAATATCTTAAAGATATAATTGAAAAAGACAGTATTGATGCTTTAATGGATTATTATAATAAACTTCATCATACAAATCCAGATGAAGCAACAAATAAAAGAGCTACAAATAAATTAGCTTTTGTAGATCTTACGAAAGATGTAGATATTGGATAGCATAACAGACCACGGTATTGTTCTTCCAGACCCTGCCGTTAGTTTTGATGACGAAGGTTACGAGCCTAGTAAAAATGATCATCCAGCAATATATGATGATTTACTAAAAGCAATACAAAATTTAGATGTAAATTTTTTTTCTTTATCAATTAATAATTTATATAATCAACTAACACCCACATCTATTTTAAAAAACCAACTTCAAGCTGCTTTAACAGGTTTTTGTTTAAAATTAAAATCTAAAAATATTAAATATAAAGGACCAAAAGGTTTTGAAGAGTTAGGATATTACAGCACTATTATTGATACAGATCCTTTAGTTGACTGTTTAGAAAAAGAAATAGTTGATCTTAAATCTATTGAACCAGTTAGAGATTCAAGAATCCAGGACAAAATATTAAGATTACCAAACAACCATGTAATTTATGATAAATTAAATGATATTTATAAAAAACTAAATATACTATCTGAACCTTATTCTATAACTGATATAAACTTACACATCAGTGATAAGGATGATACATTTAATGAATACTTTCAAACAGATCAAAAACACAAATCTAGAAATGATTTATATACATTACACATTGATCCAAAATATAGTTACATTAAAGCAATGATTTATCTTAATCAAGTAAAGCGAGGTAACGGGCCGTTTGCCTATATACCCGAAAGTCATCGATGGAAGTTTGATGATGTAGAAATGTTATTTTGTAAAAGCAATCAACTTTCTAATACTCTTTCAACAGTTGAGGAGAGAGCTTCAAACGCACAACTACCATTGTGGGCACGTAAGAACTCATACTTTTCTAGACAATTTAAAAATAATTCAGGTATGTCAGATCATCTATATAAAAAATTAAAACACTTTACATCTGATGAAAGTAATTTTATATTGTTTGAACCGAACTTTGGTTGGCATAGAGGTACACATGTTGATACTGGAGAACGGATTGCACTACAAGTAATTATGAAACCATGTTAGAACTGTTATCGAAAGAAGTATTACAACGACGAGTTTTCAATCCTTATTATTATGATCTTCACGTAAAAGAATTTATGTTAGGACAAACCAAAGATCACATTGATTCTGAAGGGACCGTGCTAGATATTGGTGCAGCGGTTGGTCAATACAGTAAATTTTTTGCACTAAACTCTGGACACGTCTACGCTTATGAAGCTGTTCCTCCAGTGTACGAACAATTATGTAAAATTAAAAACGATCATTTAAATTTCAGCGCATACAATATTGCAATATCTGATAAAGTTGGAAAAGATAAATTTTATGTGGACGGTCAACGATTATCTAATTCATCTTTTCAAAATTTAGTGGATGGTTTTCCAATAGATGTAGAAGTTTCGACAATTGACAAACAACATGAAAATGCAAATAATATTTGTTTTATTAAAATAGATACTGAAGGAACTGAGCTTGATGTTTTGAACGGAGCTAAAAAAACTATAGACAAGCATGATCCACATTTGATGATTGAAATATATCCAAAGTTTAATAAGTATCCGGTTGATACAACTTTTAAATTTTGTTTTGATCGTGGATACGCTTGTTTCTACAATCATAGAGGTCAGGGATTGAAGCCTGTAAACGATATTGAGCATGGGGTAAAGATAGCTTTAACTATGCCAGAAATAACTGATGGAGACTTTTTGTTTTTAAATGGCAATAGAGCTTAAAAATAGTGTATTTATACATGTCCCTAAAACCGGAGGTCGGTGGATAAAACAAATGTTGTTGACATATGTTAAACAGTCTAGACCCGTAGGTGATGCAGTATATGATTCACATAACACTCCAGACGTTCGAGTTAAACAACCTTTTGCTTTTCTTAGACATCCCATGACATTTGTTCACAGTCTATTTCATCATCGTGCTAGAAAAAAGTCTAACACTAGAGGTCATCAGTGGAATTGGCAAGATGATTTAAGATTAGAAAAAGAATGCAAAGCTGAAGATTACGAATCATTTTTGACCAAGGTGATAAATAATAAAAATGTTGTCAGAGACTACTACGATCATTACACACTTAATCATTATCACAATATAGATTTTGGTTATATGGAACGATTGTGTGAAGACTTGATCATTCTTATAGATGGATACAAAGAACACTTTGACGAACCTGCAATACGCATGCATAAAAAATTAATTGTTGGTGGTCGTGATGCTGGTGGACCAATCACTGTGCAAGAAGCAATGATCAAACAAGAATATCTAGATGCTATGTACGAATCAGAAAAAGAATTATTTGAAAGGCATCCTGTATGGACCCCGTAATAGATTATTTAAGAAAACAATTAATACAAAAGAAAGAAGATTTGTCTAATGTTGTTTCAAGTGGATCATCAACAGATTATCCAGAGTATAGATATCAAGTCGGTATTATTGAAGGCTTGACCATTGCTCTCGAAGAACTTAAATTAACAGAGAAGAATATACATAATGAAGGAGAAGACGAAGAATGAAAGCAGCAGGGGTAGCGACAGCAGTTGCAGGAAATGACGACTGGATTACAAATAAAGAAACACCCGACCCAAAAGTGTTACCACATTTACCTGGATACCATGTGTTAATTAGACCTGTGGCTATTCGTGATAAAACAAAGGGCGGTATATTATTACCAAGCAAGTTTAAAGATGATGCTCAATATTTAACTACCGTGGGTCGTGTATTAAAAGTTGGAGAGTTAGCTTATGCAGACCGAGATAAATTTAAAGGTGGTTCGTGGTGTAAACCCGGTGACTATGT